TTGTTGATGTCACACGCATAGACATCTGATCCAAGCCCTGTACCAACAGGTTTGCTACTGAAGATTTAGCGTTCTTGTCAAGTTCGTTTAACGGTACGATCACATCACCGTTGGCTAGATCGCGTACACGACGCATCTGCTCTTGAACAGGACCCTGGTTCCTACGGCGTTGTTCGTAGAGTTTTACGATTTCTTCAGTGGTCAGCATCTATTTTTTCTTTTTAACAGCTTTCTTAACCTTGACTGACGCTGGGTTGGTGGCTGCCAAACGGTTTTCATAAACAAACTTCTTGGCTTGTGCAAGACGCCTCTTGACTGCTGGAGAAAAATCCATATCTGGACCCATACCCCCACGTTGCCTTTCCGCTTCCACCAAATCTTCCATCGCATACTTCAAACCCTGCTTGGTGCTACGGGCTGCCTGTGCCTGAACAGCACGATTACTTGCACCTTTTTTCTTTTTTGCTGCTGCCATAAAACCTCGGTTCGCGTAAGTCCTATAAAGGTATCACACCAGCCAAGAAGGTCGCCATTTCTTTTGTGGCCGACTTATCGGTGACAAGTTAGGCAAATGAAGCATCGCCATCCAACACGCCATCACAAGGTCAGTACCGTTCTTCTTATCCCTAGTCCACGACGAGTGTTCCTCGATGAAGGCAAGTGTTTTCCAGTTTTCCCGCATAGATGGGGTACGGATCGCACCGGAACGAAACAACTGTGGAAGCAACGCTTCCACACCAAGATTTTCGTCAATCTTATTACGGCTGGTGGTGTGTGCGATCACGTTTACGTTGTGTCGGGACTGCCATTTGCGAACAAAGTCGTGTGCCAGAAGGAATCGTTGAGCTGCGTTGACCTCAACTACCCAATGTGAGATGGGGTAGCCCATGTCCATAGCCCTGTTCTGCCAATCTTCCATAATCCCCGAATAGTCACGGGTCGTGGTGTCAAAGCCAAGTAGCTGTTCGGCTGTAAGTTTGACTCGTTCCACGTCAATCAGGAACCGCAGGTTTGTTTCAGGCTGATATATCCACCATTGGATAGCCCAAAACATTGTTGGGGATGGGTCAACGCTGGCAATCGAGATAAGTGGGGGTTGAAGGTTGTGGGGTACGTGACCTGGGCGACGCTCGTTGTCTACACAGCCTGGGTACAGCACCCCGTCAGGGCCGATCCCGCCGGTAGCCCACACCCGTTCAATCAGATAGTTACCTTCAGCTTGATCTTCCTGCTGGTATACCACCGCAAACTTGGATGGGTTGGAATGTTTAATGTATGACAGGTCTTTCCAAGACAGACGATGAGGGTCTAGGAGTGGTCCGTTAGGCCATGCAGGGGACGAGTTCCGTTTAGACGCAAGCCCTGTATCCAAATCCTCATAATATGCTTTGTAGATCAGGTGATGATATTTTTGTTTCTTTAACGGTTCCGTGTCCTGTGAAATGTCCGTTGTATCTGATCCGTCATAATCATCCTCGAAATCTTCGTAGGTGACTTTGCTGAGACAATGAGCGTAGAGGTCCAACGGTCCAAGTCGTTGTCCGACGACGGCGAGCAAACCGCCTGGATCGACTCGCGCTTCAGCCATTGAATCCCATCTCTCAATGAGTTTGTCTCTTGCCGCAGATTCTTTAGCGTTCTCCGGTGATGCAACGTCATCAAACAAACACAGATCGGCACGATGACCAATGAATTCAGACTCAATACCGTAAGCAGAAACAGTTGGTTCCTTGTTATCCAACCCACCCATGTCCTCCTGTTCAACAATGAATTCTTCAGCTCGCCACAACGACCCTGAAGTTGAAGGCTTAAACCTACCGTAGTCAATAGCCAAACACGCTTCCGCCTTTATTGCTAAACCTTTGTCAATCAGCACAGGGTCAGGGTCCAACGGGAACTGTCTTTCAAGGGTTTCACGGATACGACGCGAATACATCTTCGCCAATGACTGCGAAACGGAGCCGATCATCACACGAATCTTGCGGTTCTTTACTATCTGCCACACAGCAATATCGTGAAACAGGGTGGACTTACCTGCACCTGGGGGGCAGTTCAACACCACAAACTGTTTATCGTTAGACAACAAATAATCTTCGATCTTGTATGCGGCATCCACCTGCCACGGGGACGGGATACGGCCCAAATATCTGCGCCTGAAATAGTCGAAGTCCACAAGCCCACGTTGTGCTTCCTCACTCAAACGGTCATAAGGGATAACAGGGGGAAGATCAGAAACATCCATCACCTTCGCCCAAGCATCAGCCTGAACACCACCCACCTTAGAACGATTCTTCCCACCATCAAGTTTTGCTATTTCAAGTTCGGCTTTAGCCTCACGTTTCTTAGCGTCCCACCCTTGTGCGGTGTTGTAGTGGACACCCGCAATTTTGGCTGAGTCCTTGATAGACATACCGGAAGCTCTTGCTTGCCAGTATCGGGCGATGTCTTGTGGTGGTACTTGACGACGACCAGATCGTCCAGCGGTCATTGATTAGCCTGGTCTTGTAAGTACTTGTATAACAACATGGCTCTAGACGGTTGTTCCTTTATTCGACCTACCGCCACATTACAATCATCGCACAAAAGTGCGCGTACCCGACCAGTTGCATGATCGTGGTCAACACATAAAGCCCTGAGTTTTCCTGTTCTTTTGTCGGTTCGCCATTCGGGAAGGTTGCAACAAGCACATACGCCGTTTTGTGTTAGAAGCATTTGCTGAAACTGGCTGATCGTTATTCCATACTTGTTTTGAAAAAACCATCGTTGACCGTATTCAGGGTTTTCTTTTTGCCATTTGTTTGTGCAAGTTTTACATCTGGCTTGAAGGCCATTCTTTTTACGTTTGTCTGGGCTGAAATTCGCAGGCTCTTTAGATACACCGCATCCTCGACAAGTAATCACAATTACATTTATAGCACACCGCAATAATGAAACGAGTTACCGCTACGCCCCGCTGTCATTGTTCTGATAATCTACCACCGTTGGTGGGTGTGCCGTAGAGCAACAGCACTTTAATGAACTGGATGGCTCCGGTCCTCCTCACACCCACCAACACTTACAAACAAAAAACCCCCACCTTTCGGCAGGGGCCTTGTTTACCACCGAGGTAATAGGGGTATTAACGTTGTCTGTACTTAACGGTTCCAGCAGATTCTGTTTTTCTATTTAAATTTTCTATTTGGAACTTTAGGTGCTGGTTGAGTTGGTTTCCTATTTTTAATTGGTTGTGTTGAGACTTCGGGTTTTGGTTGAGTTGGTATTTTAATAATGGGTCCACTTTTAATTGGATTACGTTTAATTGGTTGTATTGAGACTTCGGGTTTTGGTTTTTTATTTTGCATGTTGGAAATCATAACATTGTTGTGGTACTCTCTGTTGCAACTTCACAAGTCGTCACTGTCGGGATGATAGCGATGCACGCATGGCTGTACCACGTTTGCAGGTGGCGGGGCATAAACAGGGGAACCTGGGTCGATGAACTATTTACTGGTTCAAGCAGCGCGGTGAACGTCATCTCACCAAACAAGGTGTCGGCTAAAAGAAACTAGCTACGGCGACCTGCTCACAAAGAGCGAACCGTGGGGGGAGCAACAAACATTCTTTAGTCACTGGTAGAGACATACACACACGTATGTGAATATCCCCAACCACCCCAAAGGTCAAACCCTCCTCCCAAGGTGGAGCAGCATCAACCACCCACCGCGGTCAAAAAAACACAGGTGAGATTTTCCCCGAACCACCTCCAGAGCCACACAGCCCACCACCCAGAGTGGTCACAAAACCACACACAGAGACACACCCTAATATGTATCTGTATGGGGGAGTGCTAAGGCATATCCCCCCTTGCCTGTGTGCTGTGCGTGATGGTCCGGCCACTGTCCGTGGTGGATCCGTGACCCGTTCAAGACTGATCCAGGCCGCAAGACCCCCCCCACCCCCGACTACTTAGCGTGAACAAGTGGCTACCCTACGTGAATAGTAAAGATAGATCAGTGCCGCCTATCGTTGGGCCTGGTGTCTGGTCCTGGTGTTGATCGGTGGCCGCGCTTGGTGATCTGGTGACTACTTAGCGTCACTGATATATTCTGGCGATATTTTTTAAATAGTTGGGTTTGTGGCTTGACATTCTCGCAAGCTTGCCTTAGTGTCTGATCTATCACCTAATGACTAGGTGATCCCGTAGCGGTAGAGGTATCGCGGCGGGGGATATATAAAGGGGTAAATAGTGGAACCATTACAAGTTAGTGAAAGCTATCGGGTTACGTTGCGGGCTAAGTATCTGCCCGTGACTAATCATAGGGGCAGCCGTATAAAGGTAAGCCGCTATGAGAATTCGATGCACGGGCGTGACCCGCAAACGGTCACGGTGTCATGGGATTATTCATTAGACACTGGCGCGAACTATGCGGCAGCTATCGCGGAATATGTACGCCGCGCGGGTTGGGGCGGGCATTGGGTGTCGAGCATGATTGACGGCGGCGCGGTTGGTGTATGTGTGGACGCGGTAAAGGTTGGCGCATAATGGATAACGTCACTTGTACGGCTTGCGGGGTTGAGGTTGCCCCGCTTGACTTATTCCCTGGCGATATTTGCCTACCTTGTCACGCGGCTAAACATGAGACTGATACGCCTGCCGATATGTTGCGGGATATTCTCGACGCGTTCGGGGGTAGGTAATGGCGCGGCGCAAGCGTGTAGAGCCTGATCTCGCGGCATGGGCTAAGGCGCATGAAGCGGAAGCGAAACGGGCGGCCTACCATGCAAAGAGTAACGCGGGCGGGGCACCGGCGGGGCATACGTGGCAGACATACGGGGCGCGCTGTATCCGTGAAGCGGCGGAAGTATCGCGGCGTGATCCGTTGCCACTAGAGCTCGATCTAATGCCCGCGCCTGTATTGGTAGCACCGTCTAGCGGTAATGCCTGGCGGGATCACTTACTAGCGTTAGACGCGTTAGACGCGGCCCGATTTATGGCGGCGAGACAATGACCGGCGCGGAAGCGTTAGGGATCATGGGCGGGGCTATCTGTCTCACGTTCCCATTCTGGGGAGTGTGGCTATTAGTCCGTTGGCTTGACGGTAGGCCAACACCGGAGCAACGTGCCAGACATACCCGCGAGATAGTCGAACGGCAGCGGGAGCGGATTACGCGGAGCAAGTGGCTGTAAATAGTTAGGTTATCCCGTTCCGCATTGGCGGCGGCCCGTTCACGGCGGGCGCGGGAGCTATCTCGGCAAGGTGTCGAGGTTACTGATCCTGGGAGGGGTCACATTATGAATACAACAACGGAAACGGATCAGGGGGGCATAGTGTCTCTCTGTAAATGGTTCGCTGATAGCGGGCATGAGTGGCTACAAGTGCCACTAAAGGCGGCGCGTTGGGCAGACAAGGCAGACAAGGCCAAAGGGGGCGACGGGATCAGCACGTTCTCATATGTCAAGGGGAATTATGCCTATCTCGAAGGTGACTGTGACGCGGCATTATTCCTGGCATATTTTGGAGCTACCGATAGCGACATGGCAACAATTCACGCGAACGGCGTAGTCTCATATACCAACCTTGCGCCGGTCCGAAACTATCCACGTTGGGGGGCAGCATGATCCACCTAATGACCTACGACGAACTACGCGCCGCGCTAATGGCCTACCTATTTGGCCGTGAGACATATTGCGAGGACGCGGAATAGTTATCCCCCCGTCGCCGTTGGGCGTGGCGGTTCGATCCGTAACGGGGACTATCGCAATACCGCGATAACAAAAACATAACTTCGGGAGGGGATATGTCCAGGATAGAAAATATAATCGAGGACCTAAAGGGGCGTGATCCCAATGAGGAGATCGCTATTTCATATTGGGTTCGCGACGACGCGGAGACACAATTCGGACCAATGAACGACGATACCTGGAGCGAGGTGTGTGATCGGTTCGGGGATCATAGTGCGGAGGATATCGACGCTATTTTGTTCGCTATCTCACTCGATCTAAAGGCAGGCCGCTAATGAATAATTTAATCGTGGAGTGCCAATGGTGCGGGAGTAATGACACTTACGCGGCGGGGTATTCCCCAATGTGTACCGAGACACAATACAAGTGTCGTGACTGCCGCCAGGAGACATGGCAAGACGAAAAGGAGGTAGCCCAATGAGGCAACACAAAATAGGTGACAAGCTCATCTACAAAATTGACGGGCGTACCGTTGAGTTTATGGGTTATGCCGAGCATGATCTCGACGGGGCTTACGTTTATCCTGTATCCACAAGTGGACGCGAGTTCTACACCTCACTGAAATTGCTGGAGGTAGCCCAATGAGTACGACAACAACTAAGTGTGCTTGCGCTAAACACCAGGACGGGGGCGTTACGACGTTCCTATGTCCGACACACGCCGACGTTGATCCTTGCCAAACTAAGGCACTTGTCACGGGAAAAAGGCGACGGGGCAGTGTTCATAACGGGCGTTGTTCTCATTGTGGTTGGGAGGTAGCACAATGAACTACGACGAGTGGGCCGCTATCGGTCACGCGAACGGTTGGTTAGGTGTACGCCGTAACGACGGGGCAACCTCGACAGGGGGTGCTAAAGCTATGACGGTTCGCGCCGGATCGCAACGCGCCAAACTCTTAGCCACCTACTATCAGCACTACTATCTCACTGATGAGGAGGCAGGCAACGTGAGTGGCCTTGCCGCACTCCCCAAGTGTTGCTATTGGAAGCGCTGTTCCGAGCTGCGCCAGGCTGGATATATAAAGCCGAACGGTAAGACACGTATCTCTAGTGCCGGTGTGGAGCAGCAAGTGTGCCATATCACGGCTGAGGGAATACAAGTGTTAGCAGTTATCGGTTGAGGTGGAGGCGGCTTGGCCGTCGTGTCTCGAAACGTGTCAAGGTGATCGCGCTCGAACGTGAGCGCAAGATACCGACAACACGCTACGTGGTTCGACGTGACGGTGACGGGCGTATCTGGGCAGGGCCATATCGTTGGCAGGGGATCACGTTCACGGAAGCGGAACGGTTCTGGTATCAGTTCACCACTGTTGAGAGCGCACACGCGGCGATTACCGGCAACGGGTTTGTTGGTGTGAGTGTTCGGCAGATAGTCTAAACAGAGGTAAGGCAACAACTAAACGCTTGCGGGGTACCTACCCGTGACCGTGTTGCCGCCATTGGGATCGCCTCCCTTCCCACCCCTGGGAGGTTGAGGCGGTCCCTTTTATTTTACAGACACCATTGGGATCGGTTTGTGTTTGTTACTGCACGTTGGCGGTTCTTTCACCGTGACGTGTGTAATCATTCGCTGTTGGCAGCGTGGGCATGACCAGTGTTCACCCTTCGGCATGTTCGACCTTTGCAATCTGTTCAGCTACCCATTTGGCGACCGGCGAAGCAACACCGTTACCGCATTGTTTATAGCGATGAGTGTCAGCCTGTTCAGTCCCGTCAGCCTTGAACCTGGTGTGGTCATCAGGCCAACCCATAAGGCGTTCACATTCCAAAGGGGTTAATCGACGCACAGCCATCGTCGGCTCAGCAATAAACATCTGTGCATGATGCGACTGTGGTGAAGGTCGCAACGCAGACAACGAGTTGGCGTGATCCAGTTCGGTTGCCGAGAAGTTGTTTGCTTTAGCATCCTCACGTATTGAGTAGGCGACGGATGGTGATTGTTGTGATGCTTTGAGAGTGGGTGCAACATCTTCAAACACGTTGGCGTTGCTGCCGAATTGTGTGTCAAAGGCCAGCATCGGAACGTTATTTCCACCTGTTCCCATTCTTGCGCCCAATGTCTGCACCGGTGGCTCATACACTCGCACATCGCCAACCCTTGTACCGTCAACGAGCATTGGTTCTTCCCCTGCTGATTGTGCAACCATTGGCGTATTGTTGCCTCCGGTTCCCATAAAAGCTTGGAGGGTGGATACCGTATCGCCATGAATAGTTGGGCCGATGCGACGATCATCATTGAATACTATGGCTGTGGTGGAACGTGTGTCACCAACATCAAATGAGTTGAGTGTCGGGTTTACTTCACCAGGCACCCAGGTTTCATCATCGGTAACAGACTGCGCTCGACGAGACTTCACATACGGTTCAGCGATCAGGGTTTCACTACCTCCACCAAGGTCACCGCCGTTTGATCGCAGCGTTCCTACGCCTTCTTGGTATTGGGCGAAGGATGATGATGTGTAACCTTCAACGACCATGTGTCCTGATCCGACATCTTGATTTACGACTGTTCCATGATGGTAAATGCTGGCTCCGATTGCGTTGACGATTCCACCACCTGCTCCAACGCTTTCTGTAAGCGTGGTGGCAGAACTTTTCCTCTTCGGTTTGCCCTTCGCAGTATCCCTTGGCAAGCTTTCGCCGACAGGTAGTAGCGGGCTTGGACATCTTTCGGCGGTTGCAGAATCGAAGCAAGAGACAAGGAAAACTCTACGTCTACGTTGGGGGATTCCGAACTTGGACGCGTCCAGCAAAGCGTACTCTTGGAGACACGCCCCTGCTTCAGCCATTTCATTGAGGACCGTTGCAAAATCTCGTCCATTGTTTGAGGACAAGGCTCCTGCGACGTTCTCCCAGACTGTCCATCGGGGAAAAGTTCCATTGGTTGCATCTCTCATCTCCTTTATTATTCGTACGGCTTCGTGAAATAGTCCTGATCGTTCGCCTTCTAAGCCTGCTCGTTTACCGGCAACGCTGAGGTCTTGGCACGGACTTCCAAAAATGATTACATCTACAGGCGGCAAGAAACGCCCATCAACATTACGGATATCACCCCATTTGGGGACATCGGGCCAATGATAATCTAAAACGCTTCGACAATGTTTATCCCATTCAACTTGGAACTTGCACTCGTAGCCTGCCTTTTCAAAGCCCATGTCGTAACCGCCGACACCAGCAAACAAACTTCCAAAAGTTAATCCCATCGTTCCCTCTTTTTCTTTTTAGTTTATTGATGCTGTGCCACGATATTGCACACCTTCAAGAGAATAGTTTATAAACGGGTTGAGTGAATAGGTTTGTGTTCCATACATATCGTGTACCCATTGTTTCATTAGACGTAAATGTTTTTCGTATAGTTCCCACGGTGTATCACCTGTGACATAGCCTTCTACCCTGTCTTTGCCGTTGAGTTGTCCGCAGTCTGCACCGACTAACACAATGAACTTTGCTCCCATGTATGCGGCTAGGTGCATAGCACCGTGTATCCCTGATGATCCGATTACTAACTGGTCGGGTTTGTGTGGTTTGTCTTTGCCGAACGGGTTGAATGTGTCGCCAGGTCTGCCGGTGTGGGTGTCGAAGGTGATTACTTTTGGTTCTGCCCCATAGAATTCGTTGTCTGTTCCGTGTTGTCGTAGCGGGGTGAACGCGAACAGGGTTTCGTTTCGTTGTGCTTCCTCTGATGCGTCTATGTGGTAGTGGCTGAAACAGTAATAGTTTCGTAAACCAAAGACCGAGCCTGTGTAGTTGACGGCGATAGTTATTTTGTCGTCAAAGAATGAGGGTGTGAGGTAGTCAAGTGTTGCGCCTGATCCGAGGACATAGATGGTTTCACGGTGGTGAATGTTTTTGTAGTCGGTCAGCATGGTGTGTCCCATCCGAGTTTGCGTCGCCGTGTGATGTCCCACACACCAGCTTCGGGTGTTCCTGTGAGCCAGCGTAGTTCGTGGAGTGTTTCGTTTTTGGTGAAACTGTTGTGGTTTTTGGTTTCTAGTTCAGGTTGAGACATAATCGTTGATGAGTTGTCGTGGATTATTCCCATGTCTAACGTGCGTGTGGTGAAACCTGCGTGTTCAGCTCGACGCTGATAGTCCAAGTCCTCAAAGTATGCGGGGACATAACATTCGGAGAACAGCCCGACTCGTTCAACCACCTGTGTTCCGATCCACGCGCAACACCACGCTGGCTCTGTCATGGTGAGGGTGATGGCGTTGGGGTAGCAGTTGTTGTAGAAGGTGTCTAATTGTCCTGGGTGGAACGCTGCATCCGAGTTAAGCAACAGCCACCCTTGTTCGTGTGGGGTTGCTTTGATTGCGAGATTCCATGATGGGCCGACACCAAGATTGGTGGGCATGGACAGCACGTGAATGTTTTGGATGAACGGGTTTGTGAGTACAGGTTTTTGGTTGCCGTTATCTATGACGATCAGGTGTTTGACTGGATAATCTATGGACTGGATGCACCGTTGAAGCAGGTCGTATCGGTTGAGTACGGGGATAGCAACGACAGGGATCATCTGGGTTTAGAAGGTTCGACAGTCACACGATTTGACGTACCGTGTTTTTGTTGAATCGGTATTGAAATCGGGATCGGTGTAGATGAAGCCGGTGCTGTCACATTTGTCGCAACCCACTTCGGCTTGACGTACACCCATGACGCGCATGAACATTGATTTCACTTCGTATTGGGTGGGGTAGTGACCTAATGATTCAGCGATTTTGAGTACGGCTTTGGCATCTTCTTCGGTTGCGTCCAACATGAGTTCGTCTTTGACCCAAGCGTTCTTCACCGTGTTACGGGCGATGTTCGTTGTTGGATACATACCGCATAGACGGTCAATCATTAACTCGATTAGTGCTGGTGTCATTGTCTGATTACCTCATAGTCGGCGTGGCTCATCTTTAACAGTCGACCATCAGGCTGTATAGCAATCCAACTCGGACTATCCGGATCACACAAGCAACCCGATATCTCCTTCTCTTTGCTGGAAAAAAGTAGTTTGCATTTGTTACATCGCAGGATCACAACTCCACACCTTGCGCGATGTGGGTACGCAGCCTGGAGATAACTGACTCTGCTTGCTTTAGTACTGCTCGACAAGATTCCAGTTCTACATGGAGTGAATCTGATGCGTCTTTGTAACGGTCACGTTCCTCGCGCAACAATTCGTTCGCTGTTTGCATCGCATCGACGCGATCCTTGTATTGCTCTAACTCAAACTCTATTGGTGTTTCTATGCTCACGTCGTAACCCTCTCCTCTGTAATGGTGTTGTTCCTGCCCAGATACCTGACTTTATATTGTTCTCTACAGCAAAGTCAAGACATTCTTTTTGTACTTTGCAACCACCACAAACCAGTCGTGCTTGGGCAAGCTTCATCATGTTGATTGATTTTTCTTCCTCGTCTAAGAAGAACAGGCTTGGGCCTGCTCCTCGACACGCTGCTTCTTCTACGAAAGCAAACTGTTTGTTGACCAGGCTGTAATAATCTTCTGCTGCCGACATTTCTTCTCCCTCGTTGTCGTCTTGATATTCGTCTATAAATTCCAATGCCTTAGCCCGCCGTTCCTGTATAAGTATCGGGCTACCGCAAGGTTGCACCGTACATCAAACAGTACCGACAGATCGCCCCTTTGTGAAGCACATTCTTTTGCTGTGACCGTGACCCAACTGGAGTTGATCTGAAGCAATCCTCTGTCCTGGGTCTTATTTTTGTTTAGGGTACGGTTGTGGGAAAGGGGTGAGCAGCGGCTTTCGCGCCAAGCCACATACGAGAACGTCTCGACGGGTAGCCCGAACGCAGCGAACTCATCTTCCCATTGGGGGCAACGCTTCGTTTTGTCTGCCGGTACACCCTCTGGAACCACCTCAACGGGCAGTACCAGAACCTTGTCAGACGCTCTGTAAGCCTCTGAGAGAGGCGATACTGACGGGTTCGCAGGGTTGGCAGGGGCTTCAGCAGCATGAGCCATACTGCCGAAGGTAATTGTTCCTACTAGAGCAACGGCAAATAGCCGTACAAGTGATCTCATCGGTCCTCCAAGTTTAGCAAAAGTTAACCTAATGCTTGTGAGATAACGGATTTAGTATTCTTCGGCAATCCCTAGGAGCCGAACAAAATCCTTTACGGTCAAAACAACGTACTGATCTTCTGCCTTACCATAACCTCGGCGTTTCGCAACAACAACCCCAACTTCTGCGTCAGCGTTCACACGCTCGACCTCAGCTTCTTTCAGCCAACCAGAGAAGTTAAGGGTGTTGTGCGACTTACATTCAAAAATAAATCTGTTGTCCACACCTGTGATGTCACCTTTGTCTAACGCACCTTGTAGTGCGCGTCGTTCGCAGTTCGGATAGAACTGTTTGAGGTAATCAACGATGAGTGTTTCAAAGGCTGTGCCTTTAGATTTATTTTTACTCACCTTTACGCCTTTAGGATGGTGATGAGTTCAGATATCTCTGATTTGGTGAGGGCTTCCAACGATTCGATGACACGGCCTGTTGAGTCTGATGCCATAGACAGTTGCTCTGCCTTCTGCCCGATACCTTTGCTCGATGCCAAGGCCCTGAACATACCGATCTGTTTCGTTGTCGCCGGTGCGCCAGGTTCTTTGATTTGTGGTGTGCCGTTGGCAGGATGGTTGGCTTTGGATTCTGCTACCACTTCTTCGGCAGAGAACATATTAATTACTGCTGCTACTGCTTCTTGGGTGGTGTTGAACGCAGGGTTGAAGTCGTCCATCACTTCAGGTGGTAGTGGTTCTTCTTCAGCGAATGATGATGCCAACTCTTTTGCCGAAGCAAACGCTGTGCGAAGTCGTGGCATCTGCGATTCTTTGAGGTCTGCTAGGTCAACGTTTGCTGTCTTGGCAACGTGTTCGTGGTTTAGTCCTGCTGTTTTGCAAGCCTCGACGAAACGTTTGATGTTGTCCATTGACACCAACGGGTCTTTGTGTGTTGCTGATGCTTTAGATATTGATATCGACATATCTTTTAGCGGTACTGAAGGCTTAGGTGCAGAGGTGGTCGGGGTGTGCGATACATCGTCCCACTCTTGCTTAGTCCACAACGACAGGCAAACACCGAAGCGCATACTGGCGTTACGAATGAAGTCCGAGATCAACTCCTTGAGTAGGTCAGGTTTGTTGTGCATGACCGAACCGATACCCAAACGACGTACACCGAGGATGGTGAGCCAGCCTGCCATGTGTGCCATGCCGTTCTCAACACGGTAAGCCGGTAGGCCGTTTACATCAAACGCGGTTGGTTCCCATGTCCACTCAGGGTCAATCTCGATCAACATTTTGGTTACGTCTGCGTGACCTACGAAGTCAAGCTGTATCCCACCTTTAGGGAGTTTGCCTACGATCTTCGGATCAGGTACGCCATATTTGCTGATTATTTCTTCTAGTTTCATTACTTTGCTCCCTTAGCAATAATCCGCATAGTGCGGAAGGTTGATGTTTTCTTAAACTTTTCTGCCAATGCAGGATGCTCTGCCTCAAACTTCTTGGTATCAAACGAGGTGCGTGAACTGTTCTTCCACGATACGACCTGGGTTCCGTCAATCGCACCATACTCAGCGTCCTGCAACAGCATCGCCAACTCACCCTTGATGAGTTCCTCAACTGCTTCAGCCTGCTTCTTCTGCTCACGTGCCTGCGCCAAACGCTCTAGACTCGCATACACCTCATGGCCGAGTACGACTGTGTTTCCATAACCTTCGGGGTAGAGCGTACTGGCGTTGTCATAGGTGGGATCAGCTATGTCAGGCATCATGCCCATGTCGATGAACCCCAAGAATTTGCGGGCTGCCTCAATGTGGAGTTGTTTCTCGTCACTGGTCACGGTTTGTGTATGGAACTGAAGTTGCAGGTCGCTATCAAAAACAATCCAATGGATTTCGTGACTACCAGTACATATCGCTTGTTGAACTCCTTGCCAGTACCAGGTTCGGGAAAGCTCTCCCGTCCAACGCTTGTTATATGTTTTGAGTTCATAAAACTTGCCGGTGAGTGAACGACCATCCATTGTGGACATGAGGCGTACACCGTTTTCTTCGTAGCAGTACATCTCTGATGGTTCGGTGATGGTTTCGTTGAGGATTTCTCCTGCCCAACCCATGAGTGGGCCTTCAAGGATTGTGCCTCGACGCATCGCATCGTTTTGTTCTGTTGGTACAGGGGGTGTTGCTGCCAATAGTTCTACCGCAAGGTCAGCTGGTGTGGTGTATTTGTGTTCACCATGAATTGCTGCGGCTACTGACGCGGTGATTCGTTTCTCACCTTTTTCGTTTGCCCAACGTAGGTTAAGCCAGTCTTGGCTGCCGTGTGTTGGCTTGGGTATGGTGTGTAGATTCTGCATTGTTCCTCCTATGGTTGTGCAGTTGTATTTGTAATCTAGGGGTGTGACATGGTTAATGTCAAGTCAATCGCTTTCATTTCTCGTACCATCGCCACAGGGATATGTATAGCGTGGATGCCTTCTTCTTCGCAAATGGTTTGCCATACGGTCACATGGTTGTCTTTGGAACCTGGTTCACCGACTGGTACTAGGAACCCGATGGTGTCTACGAGACATTCCCCGTCGTCCTCGTATTCGTCCATGTTCAGCCAGCCACCTTCGGACAGGTGGGTGTCAGCCCATTGGATGTAAACAACGGTTCTATTCGTCAAAGTCATCGGGTTTTTCTCCACATTGAGGGGGTCGGGGGATCACCCCACGATATACGCATAGGCATAAACGTGCGTCTGTCATAGGACTTCCAGATCAGACCAGTTCCGTTTGTCATGGCGACCCACCAGCAGGGTAAGGGTGCCTGGGGTGGACCAAATACCTTTAGAGTCAGCGAACCATTTTGATCCACCGTCCATTGACGGGCATTGGATACGG